CGTAGCGAACCGCGCCATACCATGTACGCTCGCACCACTGTTGATAGCGTTCAGCCCCGGTTCACCGAGCCGCTTCATGCCCTCCGCAGTGACGATGCCCTCGCCGTTCGAAACACGGATCGGGATGCTGTCACTCGTGCCGCTGCCTGGCCCGGTAATCAGGCCGCCAGTCGCCTTGCCGGTGTAGCCGGCTATCAGATCGGCCGGCGTGCTTGTCGAAGCAGCAGACGCGCCGGATGAGCCGCCAAAGAAGTTGAACGCACCCAGCACACTCTTTGCGATAAACGCTTCCGCCTCCATCTTCACGAAACTCGCGACCACCGATCTGGCAAAGTCGCTAAAACTGAGCTTTCCGGTCGTGACGAAATTAGCGATCGTGTCGCCCAGATTGCTGATCGCATCCGTCGCCGCTCCATTGGCCGCGCTGGCGAGGTCGTTCGTTTTATCGATGATGTCCTGAAGCCCGGTCTTTGCACCCGACATCCAGTTGGCACTCGCCATATCCTGACCGGCATTGAAGTTCGTCTGCTCGGTGCGCCGCCAGTCGTATCGCTGATTGATCAGCGCCCGCTCGTCGGTGTCCTGATCTGTGCCGGTGAGGTTCTGTGCCGCCGCTTTCTTCGCCCACTCGGCCAGCTCCTTCTGTCGGTCGGTTTCGATCTTGAGCAGATCGACCTGACGCTGACGCTCCTTCGTCCCAAGACCCAACGTCGTCAACTCGATCTGGTGCTGCTCCGCGATCGCGTCGTTCTGGTTCACGATCTTGATGTTGGTCTCGCGCGCCTCCGTGTTCAGCTTGTCCATTCGCGTACGCAGATCGAGCTGCTGCTCAAGCGACGCATTCAGGCTGTACTGATCGAGCAGCGCCTGCCTGTTCGCCAGAATGCTCTGCTGCACCTTCGACAACGTCTTGCCCGCGAAGTCGTCGATTTGCGAGCGCAGCTCGACCTCCTTCGCCGCCCAGCCAGTGAGCTTCTCCTGCCCGTCGAGCGACGCCTGCAGGGACGCCTGCGCCTGCCTCGCCTGGTCTAGTAGCGAATCACCGCGGCTCTCCTGGTATGGTTTCGGTGAGTTGTCGCCCTTCGCGAAATTGATCTGCTGCGTCGGTGCGATGCTATGTGTCGGGCTGGGAGTGATATTGCTCCACAACGTGTTCATGAACTGCGCGTAGCCTTGCCCCTGCTTCTTCAGGTTGTCGTATCCAACCTGAGCCGCATCGGCCGCCATCCTGAACTGCCCGGTCATCCCGTAATAGGTGACCGTGGCGAGAGTCGCGATGACCTCCGACGTCTGCTCGAAGCCCACCACCACCGTTGCAATCGCGCTCGCGGCCGTCTTCATGATGAACGCGACGCCTGTATAGAAGTCGTTCAGCAGCGGCTTCAGGGCGACGTTGTCGGCCAGTGCGTTCGTCAGGTTGATGATCGTCGGCAACAGTGCCGTCTTCGCGGCGAGCGTCATCGCGTCCATCTTTGCGTGCGACAGCTCGAGCTGCTCCTGCAACGCCGATAGTTGCGCGATCATGCCTGACGACAGAACGGCACCAACCTGATCAGCGACGACGCCCAGCGCGGAGAGGTGCGCTGCGCCCTGATCCAGCAACGGGATCAGGTCTTTGCCCTTGTCACCGAACAGCTCGTTGGCGAGGGCCGCCTTTCCTGCTCCGTCGGCGCTCTTCGAAAACGCGTCTGCAACCTTGCCGAGCAGTTGATCCGGGCTCGAATTCTTAAGCGCCGCCATCGAGATACCCACGGCCGCGAACGCGGCGGCGGCATCCTTGTTGCCGTGCTGCGCTTCGTTCTGCGCCTTCGTCAGATCGCCGAGCGCCGACGCCGCATCTTTCGTTTCGACACCGACAGTCTTCGCCGCAAAGCCGAATCTCTGGACGTCATCCGTCGAAAGCCCGGTCTGCTTCGAAATCTTCTCGACGGTCTCGCCGTACGACGCCAGCTCTTCGCGCGCCGCAAACGTGGCATGAGTAGCAAGCGCCAGCACGCCGATGAATGCGCCAGTTGCCAATACTGCGGGCTGCAGGATGGCCGTGAAAGCACCCGTACGCTCAGCCATAACAAGCATCGATCCACCGAATTGCTTGTAGTTTCCCTGCGAAAGCTCATGGCCTAACACCAGCAGTTCGCGCTTGGCGCCGGCAGACTCGAGGCTGAATCCGTGCGTATGTTCCGACGCCTTCGCGATCTGGTCGATGTAGGGCTTGACCGAGTCGGTAAGACCGAGATTGGCCGCACGCATCGCCAGAATCTCGGCGCGCGATTTCCCTGCCGTCGACGCGTTCTTCAGCAGTGCGTCGGTAAAGCTTTTGACCGCTCTCGCACTGGCATCTGATCCGTTGGCCGTGGCTTCGGCGATCGCGTCCTGAGCAAGCTCTGTCCGTTTCGCCAGCTCGGACTGCGTCGCAATGAACGAGTTGGCAGACTTGCGAGCCTTGTCGAGCTCTGCGGTATAGCCGGAAGCGTCCGCCCCGACCTTTACGACGGTTTCATCTGCCATTGGCAGCCTCCTGAGCCTTGCTCTGGATCACTTCAATCATGGCGGTGGCCGCCTGCTTTTTCTTCGCTTCATAGCCCGGTCGCAGGAAAGGATCGGCCGCCGCATGCGATGTTCCTAACTCCACAAAGCGGCCGTAAAACGCCTCCTTCGACCATGTCACGAGATAGACAGCAATGCGCCCTGCGACCGACTCTTCCCGGTCATACGCAATCAGAATTGATCGTTTGAGGGTGCCGGGAAGGTGCTTGGTACCTTTGCGCTCGTATGCATTGCCAATGGGTGCCCTTAGCTGCACTTCGGCATGGATAACTCGCGCGCCCGCAACGGCTGCCTGACGCAAAACAGATTCACTGGCTACCGTCTCCAGTCGATCCAGATAGTCGGTCAACGCCGTCGGATTCTCGATCGTGGTTTTGCTAGCCATGCGGCTTCCGTTTCAAAGTAACTTTTTTGCCTTCCGCCTTTATCCTGTTCAGATCGATGCCGAACAGTTGCAAGGCGACGAGCTGCGCCTGGTCATCCGGATCCTCAAAGAGAACTGACTCTGATTCGGACCGCTCCTGCGCCCATGGGATGTAGTCAATTGGCTGGAAGGGATCCGGTTTTCTCTTCGGATCGCGATTGCAGTTCGCAATGGTCGAAGCGATCATGCCCATGCGAATGTCGTCCATTCGTGGCCCCCACGGCTCGACCTTGTAGTAAGCCATCCAGTACGTGAGCTCGCGGCTGTCGATCTCGCGCATTGCACGCGCGATCGACATGCCGAGCCCAAGCGCTAGGCGATGCCAGAAGAGGTGTTCTGGATGGCTTCGGAGTTTTTTTCCGCTTCGTCGACGGCCGTTTGTCCCAGGGCATTGATGCGTTGGCACTCAAGACCGATCTTGCGGATTAGCTCCGCATTCAAACCGCGCAATGTTTCGAGATCCGATTCGCTGAAATACGGTGCACCGGCTTCGTCGACCACGCAGGCGGAAACCACCGCAGAGAAATAGATGCTGTCGCTCGTGCCGAGCGTTTGCAACGTCTTCTGCAGCGCATCGCGCGTGAAGCCGTCCATTATCTTCACGCGCAATTTGTCCGGAAGCCCCTTGACGGAGATTTCTTCCACCGACGGCTGCAGCGCCGCGAGCAACTGTTCTTTGCTGAGCATCCTGCCTCCTTAGGCTGCCGGCGGCGTAACTTCGATGTCGCCGCTGAGTTTGATAACGACGGTGCCCTTGTAGACAGCATCGACTGCGCCGCCGATCGGGAAACTCTTCACATACGCGTCAAACGCGATCGCCGTGCCATCGGAGAGCAACGCCTGGTATTGCCCGATAGCGCCCGACTGTTTGTCGGCGAGCAACGTCGTGTGGCTCGTCTCCTTCATGTTGATGTTAATGTCGATCGAGATCGAATCCCAGTCCTGCAGGCCGGGTCGAGATTCCTTCGCGTCGCTATCGAAGTCGGTGACATCGATATCCGCAGCGGATCCGGAGAACCCGCTGAACTGGGTCACATTCTTGATCGGGCTCCACACCGGCGCCAAAGCAGTACCGGTATTTTTCGAGATCCTGGTGCCCTTGGCGCTGATTGCTGTGCTGGTCATATGTACCTCAAACGTTGAACCAGATTGAAAAATCGAGGCGACTGCCGTAGTAATGCGTGCCTTCCTCGTACCCACTGACAGGTGCGCCGATCGGCGTACCAAGAACAGGCGCAGCCGTCAGCGCCTGACGAACCTGCTGCATGACTGCGGTGCACTCGACCCGCTTGTCCGCCCAAACATTCACCTGCACACGCGAGTTCTGCTGCTCGTTCACGCCGTCGAACGATGTTTCGTCCTGACCGCCTACCCCCTGATACGTGATGTATGGCCGCACGGTCTTTGGCGGAGCCACGTCCGGAAAAACGCGCTCATCGACGAGCGGGTCGAGCGACGCCCGGACTATCGTGTCGATCGAATCAGCCACACTGGCCTCCTCGCTGCCGCGATCTGGCGTGAGTGATTTGTTTAGCCATTGCTGACTCCCGTATTGCATGCGAGATCGACATGGTCCCGGCCATCCTCATCCGGCAGAACGGCCAGAATGTCGAAGACGGCCGTGCCGTAAAGCACACGCATGATCGCAGTAACATCGGTCCGATGGCGGATGCGAACGCTGACCGTTGCGCCGTTCGCTTCGGCGTTCGACGTGAGATATTGGCGACCGTTGAGATATCGGACATCGGCCCATACCGTGTCGAGATCGACCCAGCTAATCGACGGCTGGCCGGCAGAGTCGCGAGCCGGACCGCGCTGCTGGATCGTTACGCGATGCCTTAATTTGCCTGCGCGCATGTCACACCACCGGAATGCTGTATGGGTCTAGCAGGCCATCCGCGAACCCGAGCTCGGGCACCGGTTGACCCGCAGAGAACTCCTCGCGGTTGTCGTATAGCGCTCCGATTCGCAGCTTGATCCAGCTAATGATCGGTGCCGGGATCTGGGCGGGATCAGCCCAGCCTGCCTTGTATGTGACGATAACGGCGTCCGGCTCGCGCGCGGTCTGAGGCCACTGCGCCCCGACCGGCCGCAACAGCGCGAGCGTCTCACCGATCACTGCCAGCCGATACGCGGATGGGTCGAGCGTGACTCGCTGGAGCGCCGTGTTCAGGTACGTAACGGACGTAACGGACCTGATCGGCGGATTCGGCAAGGCGATCGAGTCAGGCGAACCGTGGGTCCGTGCGCGATACCAGTCCGCGTTGAATGTCAGGCCGTGAAGCAGGTGGCCGTTGTGCTCGAACCAGGGGTGGCGAAAGCTACTTTGGGTCAGCGCCCACGACTGCGGCAGGATGCTGCGCTGCATGCGCCGTTCGCATGACGCTCGCGCGGAGGTGATCATCGAGCGGATCAGTTCATCGTCTGCAGTCCCGTCGACGCGCAGGTGGAGCTTCGCGTCGTCGAGACTGACCGGCTCGTCGACCGCCTCCCCCGCGACGCGGGAGAGGCCGACCGTCATTGCTGCACTGCCGGCGCTGCCGGGTCCGCTGCCGGATCTACGCCCGGGATTTGGGCTTGAGCATCTGCTTGTCCGTCCGCCGCGCCTTGCGTTGATACCGGCGCAGTAGCACCGCCGGTCGCAGCCGGTTGCGGATCCGCAGCAGGAACGAGCGAGGCGCCTTCGGGCACAACATGTTCAATTGGCTCCTTGCCCAGCTCGTCGCGCGCAAAGGCGACGGCATCCGGATCGGAATCGACGCTGCCGAACTTCTCGTGTACCGCAGCAAGCTTGGCGGGCATGGAGACGACGTCATTGCAGAAATAATCGGTAGCGTGAATCCGGATCGCCTGCAGGATGCGAACGAGTACATTTTTGGTAGCCATAAGGCCCTCATAGACATACAGGAAAGAAGTGACGTGCAGCGGCGCCGCACGTCATGCACAGGTCCAGCAGCGGTCAGGTCGCCGAATTCTGGAACGTCTTCGCTGCGCCGCCGATATCGGTCCACGCACCGCCGGAACGCATCCAGGCGAGGAAGCCAACCTGGCCTTTGGACGCATAGGCCGAGTCCGCGAAGCGGAAGAGCGTCACGCCCATCACGTCGCGGATCTTGTAGTAGGAGAAGTCGCCATATGCGATCGGCGTGTTGCTCGCACCCATCACCGGCGCATCGTTGTTGATCTGAATATCTGCACCGAGCAGCTGATCCGGCGAACTACCCGCGATACCTGCGTCGTAGCTCGGCGTCCAGATCGGACGGCCGTTCGCATCCTTCAGCTTGCGAATGACCTTCCGGGTGTTCTGGTGGAACATCCACTTGCAGTTCGGGCCGGCATACGCGTCGTCGATCGATTCCTGCAAATCGACGAGGTTGTCGTATGTGACCGTCGAGGCACCGCCCGCCGCAGCGGCCACGCCCACGCCCAACGACGGGAACAACCCCTTGGGTTTGTTCGTACCGTCCCCGGCCGTGAAGTGAGTGTTGGTGATGCGACCGAGACGGGTCGCCAGGCGGCTGCGCACGAATGCCTCGATATCGACTTCCGAGTCCTGCAGCAGCTCGAGCGGGACGGCGACAATCTTCGAGCTGTACTTGTACGGCGACAGGCCGACCTGACCGAACGTCGGGTCCTGCCCCGTTGCGGTCGCGTTCTGGCCGATGATCTCGCCCAGCTCGGCCGTGCCGTCGCTTGTCGGGAACGACATCGGGTTGCCCTGCGCCGTCGTGAAGACCTCGGCGACCTGACGCATGCCACCGAATGACTTCAGCGCCTCGATGATCGCCTTCGCGACGTCGGTCTGCACCGTGTAGCCACCCTGAGCAGGCGTGTCCGTGCTCATGGTGTTGCGGATCGCCGTCCATTCCGCCGCCGTCAACGCGTCCTGACCACCACGCAGCCAGCGTGCGTATTGCTGTCGGGCTGCGGATGGTTGACCGTCGCTGCCGTTCTCGCGGCCAGCGCCATCGGCCAGCGCATTGAAACGCTGCTCGGCGTTCGCGTCGAGCAGGCGCTGCTCGCGCTCGATCTGGCCGTCGATGTCCCGGAGCCTGTTATCGAGTTCCGTCCACTTCGCGTCGCAACCGTTCTCCTTCCACTTGCCGTCCGCGTTGTTGTCGAGCAGGTTGCGCATTTCCTTCGCAATTTCGTTGCGCTGCTCTCGCAGAGCCTGGATCGAGATCATATGGTTCCTTTCAGAATGGTTAATACAATTGAAAAGGGCCGCACACAATGTGCGGCCCTCATTCGCCCCAGCGAGAGCGCTTACGGTGCGATTCGTTCCAGCATCGCCATGCGACGCTCCAACGCTGCGCGGTCACGCGTCGGCGACGGTTCCGGTTTATCGGTCAGTGCCTTCGGCACCCTGGCGTAAGCAGACAGATTCCACTGGCCGGCGTTGTCGACGTCTGCCGATCCGCCGATGTGATCGGCAAAACCGAAGTCTCTCGCTTCGGCCGCCGAGTACCACGTCTCTGCCGCCATCAGCGCCAGCAGCTCATCCTTCGGCTTGCCGGTTCGCGCCGCATAGTCGTTGGCGATCGAATCGTCGATCTTGTCGAGCAGCCCGGCGGTCTTCCGCAGATCGTCAGCGTTGCCCATCTCGATCGTCCAGCCCTTGTGGATCATGAAGAACGCGCCGTCGGCAATCTCAACCTCGGCAGCGGCCAGCGCGATGTAACTTGCTGCCGACGCGGCGACACCGTCCACGTACGCCTTCACGTTGGCCGGATGCTGTTTGATCGCGGTCACGATCGCACGCGCCTCGAAAACGTCGCCGCCTGGGCTATTGATTCGCAGGTTGATATTCGGCGTCTCGATGGCGTTCAGCTGCTGCGCAAAAGCTTCAGCGGAAATTCCCCACCACGGGTCGATCGCGTCGTACAGGTAGATCGTCGTCTGCTCGTCGGACGCGGCGACCTTGAACGATCGCGGTCGATCCATGTTGGCGCGGATCAGGTTAAGCAGCGGGTTGCGTTTCACTCGAAGCTCCTTGCAACGGTGTGGGTGAATAAAGTTGGTCCCCGCCCGGCTTGGGGCCCATGTTTTCGTAACCGCGGATCTCGTCGATCGACAACCAGCCCGGCCCCTGCGAACCGCCGATCGCCTGGCGGTAGTACGCACCAAGCTTCTCCATGTCCGCAGCAAGATATGCACGACGATCGAACCTGACCGTATAGCGCCCGATGCGAAACAGCTTGCGGCGGATCTCCTGCTCATCACGCACCAGATGCGGCTGCATCGTGAAGGTGATAAACGCCTGCGTCATGGTTGCCATGCCTGAGCCCCACGCCGACTGCTTCTCGCTCTCACCGATCAGGAACGGTGGCACACCAAATGCGCGCGCAATATCGATCACCTGAAAGTTGCGGGTCTCCAGCAACTGGGCGTCTGCCGCGTTCATCGCGAGGCCCTGCGCCTTCGTGCCGCCAGTGAGAATCATTGGCTTGTGGACGTTCGGACCACCGGCATAGCGGAGCTCGAACTCGGCTCGCAACTGCTCGACTGTCGCCTGATCCATCTTGCCGGCGTATTCGAGAATCACGCTCGGCATGACACCGTTCTGGAAGAACTTGCCGGCGTGGTTCTCCGCTGCGATCGACGTGCCAATGCTCTGCCGCGCGCCCCAGCGAATCGTGCTCATGCTGCGCAGGCCATCCCACCCGAAGTTGCAGAACTGCAGCATGTCGTCCTGGTCGACGCCGCGATACGTACCGTCGTCGAACGACACGTAATAGAGGATGCGACCGTTCGTCTGTTTTTCGCTCTGCACTCTCAACGGGTGCAGCGGGATCAGCTCCTGCGGGACACCATTCCGGTTGCGCGAGATGTATGCGAAGCCGTCGCCGTACAGGTGGCGGCTCGCTTCAGTGAATTCCCAGAAGACTGCAGCCGAACAGCACGGCGAGGGTTCGTCATTGAGCAACGACAGATAGGCATGGTCATCGACGCGGCTGTTCGCGCCCTCTGCCTTCTGGAACATTTGCACCGGCATTGACGCCTTGGCGCCCGCGATCAGCCTGACGCAGGCATACACCGCCGAAACGCGCATCGCGCTCTGCGGAGTCACGACCGTCCCCGCAAACGTCGGCTCGATGTTGAATAGCTGCGCCATGCCAGAACTGTCAGAAGACACGACGGTCGATGCCTGCTCGTTGTGTATAGTCGGCACGCCCGACGGCTCGATGCGCTCTGGCGGGACGCCCGCATCGCGAGCGCCCCAAAGTTGCTTTAGGTTGAACATTAGAGTCCCACGAATGCGGTTTTGATGACCGGCTCGATTGTTGCGAGTGCCGCCCGACCGGCCGCCATGATCTGCGCGACGGCCGGGTCGATCTTGTTTGCGCTTTTCTGCTTGTCGGGCTTGATGTTGCCGGCCGGATCCTTTGACGCGACCACATTGCTCATCGCCCACGTCATTACCGGATCGTTCGGGTGGATCATCTGCCGCCCCTTGATGAGGCGCTCGAATTCCTTCATCGCCGGACTCATGCTGGCGTAACCCTGGCCAAACTGGACCATGTTTGCACCATCGTTCATCAGGTCCGTCACCAGCTGCGAACTATTCCAACGGTCGAACGCTATCTCGGCGATGGGAAACCGGTCCATGAGCTTTCTGGCATCGCTTTTGATGAACTCATAATCGGTCACGTTTCCTGGTGTCAGGGTCAACCAGCCCTGCTCTTTCCAGACGAGATACAGACGGTGATTGCGATTCTCGGCATCGAGCGCGACGTCTTCTGGCAGGTAGTGTTTGCCCCACAAGGCGCGTGTGCCGTCCTCAAGAATGAACTGAAGACCGAGCGAACAGAGGTCCGAAGTACTCGCCAGATCCAGACCGCCGTACACCGCGACGACCTCCTGCAGATCTTCGAGCGTGTAACTCGCACCGCACGCCTTCCACTTGTCCATCGCCATCCAGAGATGCGATGCCTTGACCCAGATATTGAAGCGCTTTGTCAGCACATTTGCCTGAGCCGACGGTTCGTTTTGAGCAACACGCACCGACTCTGCTAGATTGTCTGGAAACACCGAGAGACCTAGATTCGGATTCGCCTTGATCCAGTGTTTTGGATCGGTCCAGTCGTCCTTTTCGTCGTCTTCGCCGCCGTCGTATCCGTCAAGCGTGTAGATCACGCCGAAGTACGCGTCGTCTTCGATCGCCTCTTCCAGAAGGCGGCGCACATAGTTGCGCTGCTCGATGCAGATCGAGTTTTCCGTGTTGAAACCCGCCGTCGTAATTGCGAGCATCAACGGTTGCGAACGCGAACCCGTCGCCGACTCGATCACGTCCCACAATGCACGCGACGGATGCGCGTGCAGCTCGTCGAGAATTGCACCGTGCGGGTTCAGCCCGTCCTGCGTCAACGCGTCAGCGCCTAGCGGCTTGTAGGTGTTCGCGGTGCCCGGCAAAAGGATGTCGTTCTTGACGATCTGCAGGTGCTTGCGCAGTTCGGCCGACTGCATGACCATGCGCTTTGCCTCTTCATGCACGATCTTGGCCTGATCCAGCTTGGTCGCCGCCGTATAGACCTCTGCGCCAGCTATGCCGTCGCCGATCAGCAGATACAGCCCCACACCGGATAGCAGCGTCGATTTTCCGTTCTTGCGCGCGATCTCCCAGTACGCCTTGCGAAAGCGCCGCGTGCCGTCGGCTCGCAACCAGCCGAACAGCACCGCGAGCCAGAACGCCTGCCACAGCGACAGCTCGAAACGCGAGCCGGCCCACTTGTCTTTACTGTGTTTCAGGAAGTCAAAGAACGACAATACATGCCGGGCGTGCGCATCGCTAAAGATCAGGCCGCGCGCAGCGCCCGTTTCGAGGTCGCGATAGTGACGCTCGACGGCCTTGCGCACCCACTTGCACACCACGATCTTTCCTGCGAGCACGTCACGGCCGTACGCGTCCCAGTCAAGATCGGCATTTTTCATCGCGAGTGCACGAGTTTCGGCGGCTGCGGTTTGCCCGAGACGAACGCCACGAGCGGATCGAACATGTCAGCCTGCTGCGGCGCACGCATCGCCTGCCTGACCTTCGCGAACGACGGAATGGTCAGGCACGCTTCCGGCAGCATGCGCAGCAGTTCGGTTTTCAGATTCCGCGCCATGTAGTAGCACTGGTGCGGTTGCTCGTAGCCGTTCGGCGTCTTCGCCATGAACGAGCCTTTGTTTTCGGCCACGTGTTTTTCGAGCGCCGCTTCGGCATCGACCCACTGCACGAACGTCGACACGATCAGATGCATCAGCATCGCGTCCGTGCGATGGATCAGACCATAGTCTTTCAATGCGCCAGCAACGTAGTCCCACACACGTTGCTCCGCGAGCGACAGCTCTTTTAGCGGCGCAGGCACCTCCGACACCACGTCATCGACGCGTTGATCGGCGGTAGCCGCGCCGTCCAGCACGCCGAGAGCGGGCGTAGTGGGCTCCATAACGGCTCCTGGTCAAAATTGGGAAAAGTAACTGTGAGCGGCTCAGGGGACCGATTTTTTACCCCCCCCACCCTCGAAAATTTGCCGCGCGCAGAAACGAGCCTGAATACGCGGTCCCGGCCGCAATAGGCCCAGACTTTTGGCCTCCCCCCCGATAGGATCGGCTAACGGCCACCGGCTGCGCGCCGTCGCGCCCTTGCGCTCTCAAGTGCTGTCTTGGCCGCGTGGCACGGATCGCAGATAGCCTGCAGGTTGTTGTCGTCGTCCGTGCCGTCTTCTGACTTTGGCACGATGTGGTCAACGGTCGAAGCGTTCGTGACATCACCTGCACGAAGACAAGGCTGGCACAGCCCACAGTCGCGTTTCAGGATGCGAATACGCAATCGCGTCCATTCGGATCCGTAGCCGCGCTCGTGCCGGTTGCCGCGATGCGCGTCAGAACGCCAACCGACTGCGTCACGCTTATGCTCGTCGCAATAGCCAGAGCGCTCGACCACTTGCGCGCAGCCGGGATGACGACATGGTGTCGGTGCTTTCTTCGGCATATGACGCGACCAATGCAAAAAGCCCTGTTGCTTACGCACACAGGGCTTCGATGATTCTATGTTTCGTGAAGGCGAACGCCTCCACACAACCTAACGGGCACCTTTGATTATTCGTATGTCGCCGAAAGGGTTGCGCCACGAGTTGGCGGGCGCTCCATGTATCCAGTGACTCGGTAAAGGATGGCCGAAATATATTCGATCGATTGTTGGAACGCAAGCCATTTCATCCTCGCATCTGCCGACGCATCGTGTCCACGACTGCGCCATCGACGTGATCCAGCAACGCGAGCATGTCACGAAAGTGCTTCGCCCAATGGCGACGGTATCGCGGTAACGGCACACCAATAGCCTGCGATCGGGCAGCTTCGTCAACCGGCAATCGTCCGTTTCCATCGCAGTCCGGACAGATCTGTCTGCCCTCGCGGATCTTTGGTGCGTGCTGCAAAATCGCGCCACGTCCCAGACAGTGCCCGCACCGCTCGTAGTGGCGAAACATGATCGGTCCGCGCCCATCTGCGCGAGCAAAGAACGGCACGCTTTCCTCCGAAAGGCATATCGACCGCTTCCCACTACACTGCGGACAGGTAACCGCGACAGGTCGTGCCGCCAGTACGCGACCTGAAACGCCGCGACCTTCACAACGCGGACACTGGTCGTCTATCCACTCCACTAGTAGACGACGTGCAAATCGCTCAACGATGTCGACCTCGGTTCGTTCGACTTCCCGACCGGATCGATGGTCTCTTGCCTGGGCGCAATCTAATCCCGTAAATTTACTGCGATCGAAACGGTCACTTCGACGGATCAACTGCGCGAGCAGCAACGTCGTGCGCCGCACGTTATCCGGCCTGACATCCTGACCACACTTCATCCGCACGAGTGCGCGACCCAAGTCGTTAGCGAAGGCCAACGCACCCAAAGTTACTTTTGGATCGGCGATCGGATCAGAGAACTGACCGCGAACGTTCATCGCCACCCCGGCTTGCTCTTTCAGGTCGATCATCTTTAACCCCTTATTGTCCCAATGTCCTAACGTCCCAAAGGAAAAGCTTGTGGGTGTGTGCGCACCCGCGACATGCGCACACCCTCACGTCGCCCACGTCGCGGGCATGCGCACACACGCAAGGCGATCGCTTGGGACGTTGGGACACAGGACGGCGTTGAACCCCGGAATCGGCGCGCCAAAGCTGGCGCAAGAGCGCGCCGGGAAACGAAGCGCAGCGCGCCAGAAAGACGGGAAATCAGAGCGGTGCGTCATCGTCCGCGCCCTCAGTTGCAAGTTCCATCACGGGTGCCGGTGCTTCGTCTTCCTTCACGTAGTACCAATCGCGCCGGCCCGTCGACTCCCGCTTGCGCACCCATCCGAGTGATTTCAGTGCTTTGCCGACGCGACGCTGTTCGGGCAGCGTCCACTTCGATGTGTCGAGCTTGAGAATGTCGGCGAGGATCTCCTCCATCGTGACGCGCGGCCGGAGCTCCAGATCGCGCGCGATCCGGTCCTCATAGACATCGCCTTCATAGCGTTCGGTCTGCTCGCTTTCAAACAGGGGTTTTTCAGCTTCGGTCACGTGCCAGATGACGCCTTGCCGGTACAGGTGCACGGCCTCTGCCCACAACTGGTCGCGGTCGCGACGCAGGTCGTCGATAAGGATCGGCCCGCCTACACGCAGCGGCCAGTAACGCCGGTTTCCGGATTCGTCTTTGAGGTACGTGTCGAAGTTGACCGAGCCGGCGAACACACCCTGCCGGTGCACGTCCGTCGCTCGCTTGCCGTAGAAGTTACGGAAGCGGTCTGTCTCGGTCGCAAAGAAGCTTTTGGCGGCTGACGAATCGCTTTTGTTAAGTGAATCCAGCTCGGCCAGTTCGATGATCCACTTGCCCGCCATGACGGCGTAGGTATCCTTGTCGCCGATGCGGATCGGTGAGTTCGTGTACCACGGCTTGCCCGCAATCACTTCCAGCGCCGTCGACTTGTACCAGCCCTGCTTGCCTTCCAGAATCAGCACGTTGTCCGCTTTGCAGCCGGGCCGCATCACGCGCGCGACTGCCGCGATGAGCCACTTCGTGCCGGCCAGTTGCACATACTCGCTATCGGCCACCTTCATATAGCGCGTTGCCCAGGTACGCACGCGCGCGACGCCGTCCCACACGACACCTTCGAGGTATTCGCGCACGTCGTGAAAATGCGTCGCATCGGCAACAAGCAACACGGCGCTCATCACGATGTCCTGCCGCACCGATATTCCGTATTTCTGCGACAACCAAAGCACACAGCGAATGTCGTCCATGTCCGACCATTCGCCGACCTCGCCCTGCGGAAACGGCGGCCTTTTCCGCTTCACCACGCGACCGGCGAAGTCATCCTGCGCGATAACGCCCTGCCATGACTTGTGATTCGAAAGGATCTGATGCACGTTGCCGAGCGTGGGCAGCAGGTTGCCTTTCTCGCTTCGCGCCAGATCGCGCGCCCAGGTGTGCGCACCGTTCTCGACCTCGTGACTGTCGCTTTCCTCTGTCGCAGCGCCAGCGGACGTCGCGCGCTCTGCATTGGCGGCGCCGATCACCGACCGCGTACCGTTCGGGCTTTCGTCCGAAACGATGCCGTCAGCGGCCATACGTTCGATCAGCCGGGCTGCGCGATTGAAGCCGATGCTCAATGCCCGCTGCACAAGCGACACGGACGCACGCGTCGCAGTCCGTACAACCGCAACAGCGCGATCGTATAGAGGGTCGCCTGCGAGATCCTGATCCTGCATCAGCGCATCCAGCGGGATGTCCTGTGCGGTCGGTGCCAAAGCGGCCAGCAGCGCGGACTGGATCTGCTGCCGCACGAGCTCGAGACCTTCCTCGCAATGCAGATCGTTGAAGTCTGTCAGCTTACGGTCACCGCGGTTAGCGAAGCGCGGGAATACGACGCTTGCATTACCAACATCCGCGACCGCCTCATACGCATACTTGAAGCCTGCGTTCTCGAACCGCTTGAGGCGCTCCGGTGAGACGTCGTTGCGATAAGACAGTTCGATATAGCCCACACCCTGATCGTCGCGTCTGAACACAGCGCGCATCATGTACCAGGTATTTTTAGCTTCAACGCGTACTGCATCGCCGCCGATTACCAGCTCGCCGGTATAGCCAAACTCTTCGGCGAGGCAGTCCCGCAGCCGCTGTTCGATCTTCCAGTCGTCGTCGGCGCAGATCAGCAGATGCAGATCGGGGTATGCATCACGCAGGTAACGCGTTGCCGACAGAATGCCGCCGGCATCGAAGCAGATCGACACCGGGATAGCCTCGTCGGTCGCCATCCGGATCGAGCGGCCGGTCGCATACCCTTCCGCGACCATGGCGACCTTGTCGTCGTCACGGATCTCGCCGAGCAGGTACGCGGCGCCTTTCTTCTCCATACCCTTGTTGAAACGCTTCGCGCCATCGGGCGTGATCTTTTGCAAGCCAACGAGACGAATGCTGTCGGTGTACCGGAACATCGGCACAAACACCGTGCCTTCGGAATCGAATCGCACGCCCTCTGGCGTGATCTGCTTTCTGTCGAGATAGCCGGACGTGCCGTCGTCACTTGCTCTTTGCCACTGATCGCGCGCGCGATTCGCGGCAAGTTTCGCGGCATGCGCTTTCTTCTCAGCTTCGGCTCGATCGGCTACCTGCTGGCGCTGTCGGGCTGCACTTACATCTTCCGGCGTCAATTCCTCGCCGCGCCACTGGAAAGCCTGAGCGCCGTTGTCATTGCCGGACCAACGACCGAATGCGCCGGTGTAACCGAGGACCTTGCCCGCGCGCTCGATCTGGTGGAGGGAGTACCAGTATTTCTTGCCAGCCCCATACCGATGCGGTTTGCCATCAGCAATGGGATGGCCATCAGGCAGTTTCGGATGACCATCAGCCTCGAGCTGCTGAACGATCTGCTGTATTGAAGACATTTGTTGATCCTCCTCTTGCGTTCGCATTGGTGAGAAAACGCACGCCACGCGGCACGGCCGGCGGCGTACATCTGTGGACCGGACGGAGAACGTCCGAACGACGGATTACTACGGCGAAGCAATGAACTCGCACCGCGCAAAGTCACTTTGAGATCTCCCTGATTACTTGCCGCGAAGGCGGCGCCATTCGGCGGACATGAGCTGATCGAAGCGCTCCAGATCGGCAGGCGCGAGTCCGCTCTCCAACTGGTGCCGGAAGTCGTGTCGCTCGGTTTTTGTCTTAAGCGCGGCACAGATCAGTGCGGCGCGTTCGACGAATACGGGAATAACAGCCGCCCACAAAGCCGCTTCACGGATGAGCGCAAGGTGGTCGGGGAATGTGTTGATGAGGGAAGCGAGAAACTGCGGCACGATGTCCGGATTGCGATCGGCCATCCACTGAAGTGCGGACCTGCCGCACGCGAGTTGCTGGTTCACATCGCAGGACAGTTCAACCCGTTCACGGTGCGGGTTGCAGCATGACATTCCAGGACAAAACCTCATGCTTGACGGCGACCCAACCTGCTAACGGCCTGTACGGTGCGCAGGAGTCGGTCAAGCAAGCGCTGATTCGCGCGGGCAGCCACGGCGATGGCATCGACTTCTTGCGGCGTGATAACACCGTCTGCGAGCGCGGTACGTACTTCACCGGCAACGACACCCGACTGCCGCGCGAAATCCAGTGCGCCAAGCGCGACCGCGTCGACGCTGTCCGCCGCATCCTGGTCAGTTGCCTCGGTAGCACGCAAACCGAAACGCGCGTTGAGCGCGTGAATCGCTTCAAAGCACTGCGGCTGGCGTTTTTCTTCCATCCACTCGATCAGCAGCTCGAACATTTCCATCGAGAGCCGGTTCTCGCCTTCACCGCGCAAACGAAGGCGGAGTGATTCGGTGCCGATGCTCTTGCCGCGACGATTGGTCAGAAAAGCCGCTGCGTCTGCGACGCCCCCCGGCGTGTTTCGAACTGACGTGTAAAGAACGTCAAGCCAGTCTGTGCCGCTATATCTGCAGGTCATGTGAGTCCCCCGTATCTTTGGCGCCACCGTGTTTCATTCTGTTTACTGCGCTGCTGTATCGCTAATATCGAATCTCAACAGCCGCGTGGTCATGCGAGGTCGCAATCAATGTTTTGCGACCGGGCTGTGAGGTGTCGACGGCGATTCCGACCTAGCCGCGAAGTAGTCGAACAATGTCTGCACCGTTGAAATACGCGGATCCGCAACGATCCGGCACGCGATCTTGGTAAGCGTTTGATAGGGAACACCGCTTTCTTTGGCGACGTCCGGCCATTCCCCCTTCACGCCATCCAGACGCCGCAGGACGGTCGAAAGCATTGGTTCAGTCGTTGATATCGTCATTCGCGCACCCCAGTTCAACACGGAATATCCGTATACGGAAGCGAGTATAACTCAAACAATTCCGCATAGGGAATTCCGCACATGGAATGATTTGAGGATGAAAAAACCGCTGAAGCGCATCCTTGCCCAAAACGTCAAACGGCTTATGCTGGTCGTGCCCGAAGTCGCCACGCAGGCGAAGCTGGCCGCTCGCGCGCATATGTCGCAGAGCTCGATTCACCGGATCATCAATGAAGACACCGAGCCGGAAATCGAAACAGTAGGAAAACTGGCGGACGCTATCGGCGTATCGATTGCGACGCTTCTGACGGAAGGTGACGGCGACGATGTTCCCGCGATCATTAACGAGAAGTACAAAGCCCTTCCCCATACGGAGAAGGAAAAGATCAAATCGTTTATCGAGTTCGTCATTGCCTCTCATGAGGCCGCAGCAAGTGGCACGCCGGTGACCCACACCGAACGGCAGCATCCGCAGAACGAAGAGCTTGAAGTTGCTCAACGGCTGAATCAACGCAAACCATCAGACCAAACGTTGACCAGCCATGAACGACAAAATAGTGTACGGGGCCGCCGAAAGAAGCCGACAGGGGCGTAAATTACGCCTCATCCATTCAACTGCGGACAACAATTCTCGGGAAGAATCGCTCGATCCACCAATTGACTCTAGGAAGGAACGACAGGCGCATTTACGCGCCGAGTTGACCAGCAGCATTTTCGCCGATGGCTCCGCCATCGCGGCGGCGCTCGCCACCGCTCATACCGACGGCAGCATCGGACTTTCCATCATTGGCGTTGAGCCAGAGCACGCACTGCGACTCGCAGACGGACTCGACCAACTCTCACAGCGCCTACGCCTTCACGCTCGGCGCGAGTCCCCAAAGCCCAGGCACCAGGGCTCCGCCTCGCTTGCCATCGTTTTCGCGCTCGGCTTCGCGGCACTGACCTACGTTAATGACATTGCGTGGATAGACGCAGCTCTTTCCGTGGCAGCCCAGCTGACATCCGCCTGGATCGCTCAAACGAAGACGAAACATATCCGCAGGCGGCAATCCACACCCTAAGTTTTCAAAAAATATCCGCATAAGGAATTGACACATAATTCCGCATGCGGATATCCTTCGACGGAAGTTGCGCCACCCGGTGCGGCTCCTCCCTCGGAGATCTCATGGAATCCCTACCCGATTCAGCCGGAAGCGCCCGCCGGGCGTGGCTCCGCGCCACACAGGCCGAACTACCGCCCCCGCAAAGTGACTTTGAACAGTCGTGGACATGGCGCCTCGCCTTCGCCGTTGCGGCCATCGTCGTGACCATCAATGTGCTAGCGCCGCCCCCGGCAGTTGCAACTGCAAGTCAAGTTCACGCAAGGGTGTAGGTGGCGCGATGACGGAGCGAATCCCCGTTAGCGATGCCGACATAGCCAGGGAATTCCGTCTCCGTCACGTACGCGGCTCGCCTGGCGACGCTGCTACCAATCCCGCCTTGCGGATCTGCCTCACCAATTGCGCCGAGCTGCGCAAAAAGCAGAAACGAAGAGATCAATCCACGCCGGACGGCAAGCGTCTCGCCGCAGGCGACACGGAGTAACGCCACATGCATAGACCAACATTCAATGCCCCGCAGGAGCCGACGCGCAGAGACACTATCGGCTTGCGCTCCATCGTTCCTTACGACCCGATGGCGCCGCGCGCGACCACACCGGTCATAGTCGGAAAGTACGTCGTTGCGCGGCGACCTCTTGCCGACAGCGTGCACACGCTCTACATGATCCTTGACGGTACCGCCGTCATCAGCACGTCCATTTCGTATCCGAGCGAAGACGACTGCGCATCGGCTATCAAAAGGAATCAACGCAAGAAGGCAGAGTCCCTAAGCGAGAGCACGATCGCCAAGGCAAAGAAGCGGAAACCGCGCGCTATACGCATTAAGGAGGTCGCGTGATCTTCGCCTTTCTAGTCGCTATCGCCACGTGCTGCACGGCGTGGTTTCTCACCGGACCCGCTCAACACCGGCACATCGGTTTCCTGTTCGGCCTCGCCGACGCGGTGCTCTGGCTGTTCGCTGGCGTGTCGGCCGGCAAGCTCTTCGTCATCATCGTCGCCGCGTTCTGCGCTCTTTGCTTCGCACGACCGTTCCTGCGCGTGAGCCTGTACTCCCGCCTCCGGAGGCACCATGCCCAATGATCTCTCCCCCATCTGCAAAGCGCTGATCGCGCTTTTCGCCGGCCAGCGCGATCCGCTCACAATCGACGATGTTGAGGCCACAATGCCCCACGCCGATCGACCAGCACTCCGCCTCGGCCTGCATACCTTGGTACGCGCTACGGTCGTGCGGCAGGCGATTCGACGCTCCGACGAGCGCCTCGTGTACTGGCTCGCAGGCGTAACGATTGCGCCGTTCGATGGCACGTTGTTCCACTATGCACCGGACGCTACGTTCGCCGATGTTGCCGAGATCCCGTCGACCGGAGGGGCCAACCATGGTTAAGACCAGCCCACTCGTTCTCGACGCGATGATCGTCACCGGCAACACGAAGGCAGCCGTCAAAGCCGCCGGCGGCGGATCGTCGGATCTTTGGACCGTACCTCCGGATCAGATCCACTATGATCCGCGCGATAACGTCCGGCCGCTCGACCCCGATCGCGTTCGACATATGGCGAACCTCATCAAGGTGAACGGTTACGACCGCAAGCAACCGCTCGGGTGCTTCGTGCGTAAAGTTGGTGGCGAAGACAGAATCTACGTCTATGCCGGGCAGCACCGCTTCCATGGCGCACTGCTCGCTATATCAGAAGGCGCGCAGATCGATCGCCTTCCGATCGTTATCGACGAAGCCAAGTCCGTCAATCGCGCAAACCTGATTTACGCCGGCATCACGACAAACGATGGCGAGAAGCTCACGCCGCTGCAACTCGCCGAGAAGGTTGTCGAGCTCCAGGAGCTCGGTGAACCGAACGCGACCATTTGCAAACGACTGAACATTACGGACCAGACGATCCGCGACGTGCTGTTGCTCGCGAAAGCGCCAGCGGCACTTCACAAGCTGGTCCGTGACAAGGTTGTCTCGTCGACACTCGCTATCGACGAGATCCGAGCACACGGTGGAGAGAAGGCACTTGAGCGACTCCAAAACGCCGCAGCGCAGGTTAAGGCAGGCGGAAAGGCGAAGGTCACCAAGAAGGCACTGGCGAAATTCGCGGCCCACAGGGTCACCGACGCGCATGCAAAGCAACTTTTGCAGGCGTTGCAGTCCGTCTTGCACGATCCGATTTTCGGCAAACTATCACCTGGCACGATCGCAGGCGTCCACGCGGCACTTACGCCTCATGCTGACCTGCTCGATGCCGTTCCAGCAACGCGTGCGAAATATCGCATTCACAGGCCGAATGAACACGGCGTCTATACGGACTGCGAGACGCTCAAAGCCCCCTTGTTCAAGCGTACCAACAAGCACCCCGTCGAGATCGACCTTGCCCATGTTGACCTGGGCAAATGGATTTACTCGACGTCCTATGCAATGGGCACGGCTGCTGGATCGAGCCCCTGCAAACTACGCGGTGCTGACACGACTTATCAGACTCGAGGGCAGGCCATCCGCGCGGCTGTCCAGTCGCTTCGAAAGCAGCTCGATCAGTGGAACACCCGCAACGCCAAAGAAATGCCAGGCGTGCATGCGTGGCTGGAACTGCTTTGGACGGCGCCCGATCCCGACTGGACCGAGAAAATGGCAGTGGAGGCGGATAAATGACGGTTCGCACGGCCATTTCTACCCCGCGTCCGCTGCCGCGTAAGCGGGAAGCGGCTGATAAGCGCCCACGGCTCTCCCTCGCTCGCGCCATCCCGGCGAATGAATCGAGTGACGACCTCAACAGCAGCGGGCTCACGCCCGCCCAAGCGACCCAGACAAACGAAACGCCGCTCGCGCGGCGGAAGGCAATCCAGACCAAGGAAAGCGAGTCAGTTTCCCGACTCGCTAACCTCGCCCGTATCGACGCCCTTCGCATTGAGATCCGCAAGCTGGTTGAGGTCATCGCACTTGGCGCGGATATCGAGCTGCTCGACCTCATGCGCGATGAGGTAGGCAGCTATAGCCGGCACAAATCGGCACAGGAAGCACGCACATGGGCCAGCGCAGCCGGCGTCCAGCTCGAGACAGGACTAATGATGCTCGACCGCGCCATGTGGCCAACGACTAAATGAGGAATGTCTAATGGCAACCGACAAAGTACAACGCCGTATCATCCGTCTGCCGGAAGTCTGCAAGATGGTCGGACTTAGTCGTAGCGTCGTCTACGACCGCATTAAAAAGCAAAGATTTCCACCCCCAATAAAGCTTGGGTATTCCAGTGGCTGGATCGAAGGAGAGGTGCAAGACTGGATAGAAATACAGATCCAGGCAACACGTCGCGACCTATGCGGTTAG